GAAGACTATATAGTTGACCATCCGGAGTTGAAGAAAGATGTTTTGAAGTTGTTGGAGGATTCACGACAAGGTATTCGTGGGAGTGCGATCTCGATTGCGACGCTTAAGGATGAAAAGCGACCAATTGCTAAGGTCGATGCTGGGAAGACACGTGTCTTCGAAGCATGTCCTCAGCACTTGGTCATTGCCATCCGTCAATACTTTCTGGACTTCGCCGCTCACGTGATGAGAAGGAGAATTGATAACGGCATAGCCGTAGGAATCAATCCATATTCTCTTGAGTGGACGAAACTGGCCCATCACTTGCAATCTAAAGGAAATTATATGATTGCAGGTGACTTTTCTAACTTCGATGGATCTCTTCTGATGCAAGTCCTTGTTAAAATTCTGGAGAAGATAAACGAATGGTATGGCGATGACGACGAGTCACAGTTGATTCGTGCTGCATTGTGGGAACACATTTGCAATGCCGACATCATTGTGCGAGGCGAGGTGATTCGTAAGACTCACTCGCAGCCGTCTGGAAATCCATTGACTGTGATAATTAATTCATTGTTTAATGGTATCGTCATGCGGATAGCTTATCTTCTACTGAAGAAGCAACAGGGACTTCCAGCAGTGTGTGACTACCGGAAGCACGTCGCCGAAATAATATATGGCGATGACGACATCAAGTCTGTAAGTGTTGAAATAATTGACTGGTTCAATCAGACAACACTAACAGATGCGTTGGCTTCCTTTGGTCTGACATACACAGATGAGACCAAAACTGGGATAATTCTTCCTTGGAAACCTCTTGAGGATGTTGCTTTTCTGAAACGAAAATTCGTTGTCCAACCAGATGGAACTTTCATGGCCCCTATGGACCTAGAAAATGTTCTGGAAATAACGAATTGGATACGTGGAAAAGCTACTAGAGCGGCCACAAAGGAGAATTGTGAACAGGCGATCATGGAACTCTCTCTTCATTCGCGCACAGTATACGAGATTTGGAGTGATCGTATACGAGAGGAACTGGCGGAAGTTGGAATAAATTTGGTGTGTCCAACTTATTTCGAGCAGATGGAAATGTACAGATCAAATCGTGATATGTACGCTCGATCAGAATATGTTCCTCTATGGTAACCTCCTCGACCTTGCCCGGAAATGTGATCTTTGGATAGTAATACAAACGGGATACTTACTATTCAATGCTATTTCTTTGTCTCCCTATAGAGTGTTGCTGTGCTCTGGTGATACAGCTCCCGACTTCAGGGTGAATAGTCATCTACCCCTGTCGTAATACATGACTGCTAGTAATTCAGATAATAATTCAAGTGGTTCCGTTTCGTATGACCACGACCAAAATACGAAAGTCGATTCAACTCGAGGAAAATTGCTGACCGATATTCAAATGTCTGCAGAAGCGTCTCCTATGCCATCTACGACAACGCAAATGGCATTGAACGATACTACGCGACATGAGATTATGAGTATTCTTGAGCGTCCTGTCAATCTAGGTACTTTTGAATGGAAAACCGCAGATCCTGTGATTCCTGTTCAATTGAAACCGTCAGATTATGATGCCGACACTCAAAATTACTTAAGGCAATTCAATTTTCCTCAAGATATTTTCGCCAACTCCCCTCTGGTAGTTGACAAACTCAAAAATTATCAGTATTTAAAAGCAGATATCGAAATTGAAGTCAAAATTAATGCCCAACCTTTCTTGCAGGGTGCTCTTATGC